TTATGACATCAATCAGCTTACAATGTTTTCTCTTGTGCCTTATTTAGGAGGAGGTATTGGATTTGGAAGCAACGTTTCTGAATATAAAATAAAATACGATATGGGATCTTCAATTTCTCAAAAAAGAAGAGATACCGACTTTGCTTATCAAGGTATTGCCGGATTTACTTCAATGGTTTCCGATAATATTAAAATGAGAGTCCAGTATATTTACCATAGGGGCCAGCAACATACAATCAATCATAGTGCTCTTGTGGCAGTAGTAAGAGATTTCTAATATGCTGAAATGGTCCGTTGAAAAAAGAAAGATTAAAGACTTAAAACCACATCCCAAAAATCCCCGCCATCTTTCCAGAATTCAACATTGCGAATTAAAAACTTCATTAGAAAAATTTGGTCTAGCCGATAAGCCTATTATCAATTTAGATAATACGATAATTGGAGGGCACCAAAGAATAAAGATTTTAAAGGAACTAGGAAATAAAGAGATTGAAGTCCTGGTTCCTGAAAGATCTTTAGATGAAAAAGAAGTGGAAGAGCTTTGTGTTAGATTAAATAAGAATGTAGGGGATTGGGATTGGGAAATTTTGGCTAATGAATTTGAAATAAACGATTTAATAGACTGGGGTTTTACAGAAAAAGACTTAGAATTCGTTTTAGATGAAATTGATGAAGAAGAGGATAGTCAAGAAAAAGAAGAATCTTGCAAGTGTCCTACTTGTGGTAAAAAAATGAAAAAGTGATAGATTATGGTAGCAGGAAGGCCAGAAATTGAAATAAATTGGAAAATTGTTGACGACCTTTTAGTTGCTGGATGTAAAGGTAGAGAAATAGCGGCTAACTTAGGAATACATGAAGACACTCTATACAATAGATTGTTCGATGAAAAAGGTGTAAAATTTTCAGATTATTCGGCAGCTAAGCGTGCAAAAGGCGAAAGTTTGCTTAGAGCACAGCAATTTGCAAAGGCAATAGGAGCAAGTAAATCCGGCGATAATATGATGCTTATATGGCTCGGTAAGAACAGATTAGATCAAACGGATAGTCCCAAACAAGATGTATCATCTAATGAAAATAATATACATTCTACCATAGAAAATGCAAAGGAAAATGCTAAGCTAAGACAAGAATTAAAAGAACTGAGAGAGCGTTTTGGCATTTACGAAGAAGAAATACCCAAAGAAAATGATTCAACTAATCAAATCAATCACGATGAAATCCCTTACCATTTTCCCAGAGAAATAAATAATGAGTCCGAAGCAGGAACTGAGCATCTATGAAGCCAACAAAAGACTAAATATATGGTGCGGAGCTGTTCGCTCAGGAAAGACATATAGTAGTATCTATAAATTAATAGACTTTATGAGAAGTGGTCCCAAAGGGGATGGCATGATCATAGGGGTATCGAGGGATTCAATTCAAAGAAATGTACTCCCGACGCTTTACAAAATCCTCAACTTTCCGTTGCCAACTGCCAAAGCGATGCAAACAAATCTCTACGGAAGAACGATCTATTTTGTCGGAGCTCATGATGAAAGCAGTGTTAGAAAGATTCAGGGATCTACATTGGCGTTTGCCTACGTCGACGAAGCCACGTGCATCCCGCTACCATTTTGGAGGATGCTTTTATCGAGGCTCTCAATCTCAGGCTCACAATTATTCGCGACATGTAATCCGGAAGGTCCCGCTCACTGGCTCAAAAAAGATTTTATTGATAGACATAAAGATCTGGACCTCATTTATTGGAACTTCACTTTAGATGACAATCCGGCTTTAGATAAAGCTTATAAAGAAAACTTAAAAAAAGAATATTCCGGCATGTGGTATGCCAGGTATATTTTAGGAGAGTGGGCAGTAAGTCATGGGCTTGTTTATGATTCTTTTTCGAACGACAATACATATACTATTGAGACGTCTAACCCGAATTATTATATTATGGGTATTGATTACGGAACTACCAATCCTACCGCAGCAGTTATCATCGCAGTTACGCCTAACCAATGGCCTCAACTTCGTGTACAACAAGAGTATTACTATGATTCAGCAGTTAAAGGAAGATCTAAAACAGACCAAGAAATAGTAGACGATCTAAAAGAATTTATTGGTACTAAGAGCATGAGTGCTATTTACTTAGACCCTGCCGCAGCTAGCTTAAAAGTAGCACTTAGAAATGTAGATTTACCTGTAATTGATGCTAAAAATGATGTCATTTCGGGAATAAAAGTTACCTCAAAATTTATTTCCAATCTCAATCTAGTAATCCATCAGTCTTGCAGAACTTTACTAGAACAAATACAAACCTATGCATGGGACTCAAAAGCTGCTGATAGGGGAGAAGATAAGCCTCTAAAGAAGCTTGATCATATAGTCGATGCATTAAGGTATGCTATTTTCTCTGCATTTCCTCAAGGTGAGTTATCTCATCCAGATGAGTTCCTAACATCTGATCAAATAAGAAAAAAGATATACGGAGACCAAGATAATGTTTTTGGTTTTGGAATGGGAACAGGCGGCTATAGATAGGTAAAAAAGATTGTGCAAAAGCAAATAAAATGCTTAAAATGCAATAAAATGATTGACAAAAAATCTCCAAATCATCTAAGATGTGTAATGTGTTCGAAAATGTCAAGATCGAGGAAAAAAGATTTTGGGATCTTGATATGTCAAGCATGTAAGTTCGAATTTAAACCCAACCAAGCAACACAAAAATTTTGCAACTTAAAATGTAAAAAAGATTTTGACAGAAAGGAATGCAATAATAAATGGATAATGAAGGAAAAAAAGAAAGTCAGAAAACCGTTGAAATGGGGAATTCTATAAATAATATAAATATCGAAAAAATCTATCAAGAACTAAATATTTTAAATAGATTTTCCCCCAGTTTAATCATGAGGAAATATAATTTAACATCCGATTTAGCAGAAAAGATTGATCATAAAGTCAGACTAATGAGGAATTTAGAAGCGAGAAAATTAGCTAAGATTATAGAAAGATAAGTAAGGAGCAAGAATGATATTCACAGTATCTGAATTAATTCTTATTCTTGTGATAACTATTGGAACAACCATAACTTTATATATTCATACAGATAGCAAGCTCCAAGAATATAATCAAAGATCTCTGGATATGATAGAGTCAATCAGACAAGACATAAGAGATTTCCATGGCAGACTTTGTATTATCGAAGAAAGGAATAAAAAATAGATGTAAAGCGGATTTATGCGATGTATTTTAACTTGTTTGAAATACTTATACATGATATATTTTCATGCTTAACTAGCACAAAGGAAAATTTATGATAGAAAAATCCGAAAAACATCAAAAAGCAGCTCAAGAAAGATGGCACCCGACAACTCCCAGGGCTACTCATAGCGGAATTTTAAATTTAGCAGGAAAGGAAATAGCTTGTGATGTTCTTGCCGATGGTAGAAGAGTACTTAGAAAAGCAGCAATTTACAGAACTTTAGGCAGAAAAAATGCTAGTGGTCAGGAAATAAAAAAAGCTCAAATCGAGCAATTCCCGGCTTTTATGAGTGCAAATAATCTTACACCATATCTTGAAATAGAAAAGGACTCTCGACTGGATTTAATTTATTATAAATCTCCATCAGGCCAAAAATTGCAAGGATATGACGCTTCTCTTCTTCCAGAAGTTTGTAAAATGTATGTTAAAGCCAATTCTGATGGGGTTTTAACAAATAGTCAGAAAGCTATTGCAAAAGTATGTGAATCTTTATTGTGTGGTCTTGCAACAGTTGGAATTGTGGCTCTAGTTGACGACGCGACTGGATTCGTCGAACAACGAGAAAGAACAGAACTGCAAAAATTATTATCTGCATACATTTCTGAAGAATTAAGACAGTGGACAGCTAAATTTCCTAATGAATTTTTTAAGCAAATTTATCGTTTATACGGTTGGTCTTATCCAAATGTAAAAAATAATCATCCAAAATGTGTAGGACATTTCATAAATAAATATATCTATGACAGGTTGCCACCCGGCATAAAGGAAGAATTAAAAAATAAATGCCCTCCGAATGAGAATGGCACTAGAGTGCATAGATTTCATCAACATTTAACTGATGTTGGAGATAAAAACTTAAATAGTCAAATTGTTCAAACTATATCCTATATGAAGATTTGTACTAACGTAAAAGAACTGGATGACATTTTAGAAAGAGCGGATCAAAATAATTAAAAGGAATAAAAAATGAATGATAAATATATTATTTTACCAATTTTACTTTTCATTTTTCTTTGTCTTATGTGTGGTTTAGGCCTATATTCAGACCACGTTTATAAAATGAAAAAATTAGAATTAATGGAAAAAGGAATTTTAAAGGAGTAGAAATATGGGAAATGCAAATTGGTCTTCACATGGCGAATTTTTAGTGCTTTTTTTGACACTCCTTGGTGGATTTTATCTTTTGGATCGTAAAATCGAGAGACAATCAGAGAGCACTGATAAACTTTATGAAATGTTTATTGATCTCTTGAAAGAAAATAATAAAAAAGGATAAGTGATGTTAAATACAGATTACAAATATGTACAAGTAGTACCTGAAGAATACAATCATTGCCTAAAAAGAGCTGTCAGTGAACTTTATCAAGCAGATAGCTCAGAAAGTCTCATTAAGTTTAACAATGAGATAGAGGAAGTCATTGAGAAGATGAAAGAAGAGTTTCTTAAATTAAATAGCAGTAATCATTCAGGTGAAAAGATTAGGGTGAATTTGAAGTTTAAGATATCTTTGGAAAATGAAGATAAAAAATGATTCGTATTGACAGGATGTGTTTTAAGGAAAATATTTTTACATAAGTGACATTATCAGACGTAGGTACATAATGACATGTGCACCACAAAAACAAATGGTTAGGTTTATCTGCAAATTATGCTTTCTTTCTAAATATGAAGATTGGTCTATCAAAGAATATCCCTTTTATATATGCAACGAATGCAAGGTGAAAAATGATCAGAAATGATATTCCTCCGATAAACCCAAATGTCAATCAAAATACTAATCAGAATGAAAGAAAAAGTCTTCCTAAAGCTATACTTCACGCTGATCTAGAAGCTAGCTTAGAGGAATTTCTAAGACAAGATCGCATGATAAAAGAAGCAAAAGAAAAAAGTAAAAAATGAAAAATTCTTCTATAAAATGCTTGATTTTTATCCTTCAAGGATTTCTCATAGGTCTTCTATTAAATTTTTTAAAAAATAGAGGAGAATAAAAATGAGCACATCAAGAGTTCAAGAATTTGACCCAGTTGAGCTTCATAAATTATCTTATGATTTTAAACCATCCCCGCCTATATATGCTCGAAAAGCAAGGGTAATCCATGAACCAACAGGTATTGAATCTCTTGTATGCCCTCTTTCTTTAGAAAAATTCGTTAACCCCGTTGTAGATAGATGTGGACACTCTTTTGAAAAAGACTATATTCATCAATATTGTAGAGTAAAAAGCAAAGA